GACCTACCAACTTGGCTTTGTCTTTAAGACTTTCTTCAACTGTTTGTTCTTCTAGTTGACCGGCCTTCTTCATCTTTTGAAATTGTGCGCCAGCAATCTTGTTGCCTTTTTCACCGCCGCCAGCTTTCTTAGCCAGTGCTTTGAACCCTGTTGTGGCATTGTTGTGCTTGCCCATGTCGCGCTCGTTTAACTGGCCATGCGTCTTGCTAGGTGTGGCACGAATCTCGTCCAGCTTTTTGTTTAAGTCGTAAAAAAATGTCATTTCAATTATCCTCGAGGTTGTGCGCCAGTAGCAGGCTTGGGTTGACGCTTGATATTGGTCATAGGGCTTTTGTTGCCCTGGGGAAGTTGGTTAGTGGTCTTAGCAGGAGGTGTTTTACCACCAGCCACTGTGAAATCACTGCGGTAAGCATTTTTCAACACAGCATGATCATATGGTCCAGTTGAGTAGTCTTTCTTGAGTGCTCGTTGTTCGGCATCTGGCGCTGGATAATCTGTGTCTGCTAACAGGTCTTTGTTTTCAGATTCAATTTTGTCCATCTCATCAACCAGTCCATCCACATGCGGTTGTGTTTGCATCACAATAAGATTGGGATCGCCACCAAGCATTTGAAACAGTTGTTTGATCTGTGGTTCAATAGCAGGATACTTAAAACTCACATCAAACATTGTCACAGCATCATTCTGATTGTTTGGAAAGTCTGTAAGAATTTTTTGTATAGGAGTAGTCTTTGCATCACCCAGTTTGGCTGGATCAAATTGATCCAGTTTTGATTTGAGTTGACGCACAAGATCGTCCGGAATGCGGCCGCACATTTTGATACGATAGTCGTATGTGCGTTCGCTTTCTGCTAGATATTTGGCAAATGGTTTCATGTCAGGTTCCTGTGATATATTTATTCTTTTTGAGCATTTTGATTCTTGCCCAGAATTCTTTCCAGCAATTCATTGCGACTTAACACATGGCCTTGACCTTGCTGTGCGGCTGCGCCTTCGGGGTCTTTGTCTGCTTGCTGTTGATCCAAACGAGCTTTTTTCAACTGCAAGTCAATCATCTTGAGTTTTTTGTCCAGCTTGGCTGTTTTGGCTGTGATAGCATGGCCCAGCATGTTGCTGGCTACTGAAAAAATCTCGCTGGCAAATCTGCTATCAACTTGCATGCCAAGGTCCATTAGATCCTTGTAGCTGCCTGTGGCTAGTCCTGCAAGTTCATCCATTTCTGTATCAGTAGATTCTAGGCCACGCACAGCCGGCAAGGCAGCATCTATCTTGTCAATAGCGGCATCTAAGTTTTGGATTATGGTGCGGTTTTCTGCTATTGAAGGAACAGCAGCATCCACTTCTTCAGTGGTAGGGGGTAAATCAAAAAGTTCTTCAAGTTTACGGGTCATGCCATATTTAGTGGCTATGCTTTACCGTTCTTAAACATATCGTCTTCAGTTATGACTCTAAAAGTCAAGCCTTGATTTCTGCACCATTTGGTTGCAGCGTCCCATTTGGCATAGTTTACAGCTACCACAGCACGGTCTCTGGGCTTTTGACCTTCTGTGATTGAGCTTTGACCTTTGGGTTTGATTTCAATCAGCTCGGCTCGTAAGGTATTGTCACGAGTTTTGTAAGTGATCAAAAAGTCCGGCACATACGTGGTCATTTTGCCAGTTAAAGGATGCAAGTAAGGTATTCTAATGCTTTCACTAGCCCATTGCATTATGTTGTCGTTGGTATCGCAAAAACGCATGAATGAGTGTTCCCACCCTGATCTATATCTAGGCATGCCCTGGCCCACATATTTTTTAGTGTTAATAACTTGATAAACGCCTTGTGCCCACTTGCTCATTGTAGCACTGTTCTGGCAGCATAGTAGTTGGGCACTGGTTGTGCATTCACACCCAGCAATGTGGCTCTACTGCGAATGTTATTTAGGTAGTAGGCCATGTTGAGATTTATGGTCATTAGATTGTTGCCTTGAAAGCTGTCTAATAAAGTAAGTGCAGGAATGCCTGTTTGGTCTGCTACCTGGAACAAACTCACTGTAAAGTTGCCAGCCACTTTAGCATCGCCCATTTGTTGTTTGAAAAAACTCAACACAATGTCATACTCAGCCGCAGGAACATTGGCCTCATACTGATAGAACCTGTCAAAGACTCTTACAGTTTGATCAAGATTGGTATTGGTATAATTTACTGAGCCTGTTGTCATGATTAAATTGGAGGTGTGTTATTCTGTTGGTTTCTTGCGGCAGTTGGAAATACCCAACCGTCAGCTTTGTTTATTACGGCTCTAGTTGCGTTGGGACCATATTGACCAATGGTTTGTTTGCCTAACGATGTTGCTTCGCTTTGAACAATTGATTTCAAATTCTTACCTTTAAATGTGTTGTAAGCAGCTCCAGCTTTTTGTGCAGCGCCAATCAAGCCTGCCACTGATCCAGATTCCAAATCTGCCATGATACCTTCTCCAGTACTCAGCAAACCACCTTGCCCAAAGATGCTTGCAGTAGATCCTGCACGAGCCAACGGGCTTGGAATTTCATCATAATGTGCTGTATCCGGCCATGATATATTTTTATCTGGTTTGCCAAGACCGCCATTGAGATACTTCACGGTCTCGTAGCGAATGGTCATGCTATGTTGCATGGTGCCGTTACCTTGCGAGTAATCGTAAGTGTCATGGTTCCAATTGGTAATCAGCGGATTGATCAATATGTATCTGGCATACTTGTGCTGATCAAAACCAATAATTTGTATGTCTTTGAAGAATGGTGGCTTACCACTTGCAGTACTGGTACCATCCATAAAATTTTCACCAATAAATCCCCAATCACTAACACTGCCTATTCGGTTTTGTGCATAAATGTCTCGGTTGTTATAACTGAATCCATTTTGTTTAGTTTGTACATTACCAACTGTTCCGTAGGAGGTAGGCGCATCGCTGATGTATTGCTGTGCAGGATCTTTATAGTAGTATGAATAATACTGATACCACATTTCACGAATGTTGTCGCCGCCATCGTCATGGAATGTGATGTTTACTGGTTCATAGTTAATTTTTGTTTGCACAAGACGTTTACGATTGTATTGATTCAATGTAGCAACGTCAATGTTGTATTTGGGCAAGTCAACAGTTTTTACTGCCAAGCTCAATGTTGAAACTTGTGTTGGACCAAATACTTTAGAATTTTTTAGTGCTTGAATTTCTTCCACATTCAGGGTAAACTGAACATGGAATAAAAACTTAAATCTAGGTTTTAGTTCGTAGGCATTGGTGCGAAAAGTTTTACTTGCGTGAGTGTAATCACGCAAGCTGTTTGTCGCAGTAAACCCTTGAAGAAAGTCTTGGCCGAAGCTAGACATTGATTAGACCTTAACCTTGGCCAACGCCTGTTACAACATCGTTTACAGTTCTTCCAACAACCATACCAACACCGCCTGGTGTACCACGTGGGCCAGTCTGATTGGCATTATCATAAGAGATGTTCATGGTGATTGCCACTGCTTCGTTGGTACCATAGTTCATTGGACCGTAATCAGCACTCACAATATAGCAACCATACAATTCCCATGTTTCTAGCACTACCGCTTCGAATGCACCATTGCCACCGTCTAGGATTTCCAACTTGGTCAAGAACTTGTAGTCAATACCAGATGCAGCTGAACTCATTTCTAAGAAGTCCATTTGCTTCTGGATCTGCTCGCCAATCAACTTGCTCACATTGCCTGACGCATCATCACGAATCTCAACAGCAACATCTGCCCAGCTATGACGACCAGCCAACTTTAATGTTGAGTTATAAATTGGTAATGTAATTGCTTCAAACGTCAAGTTAGGGCGAGCAAAGCTCACAACTTGCTTGGTTAATTCTGTAGTTGCTGCTGAAACTCCTAAATTTTCAAAACTCACTCTAAAGCGATATCTGAGTTTTGGCATTAACAGACCTTGTGTGCTTGCTGATTGATCGCTTGCAAGCGGTACTGTCATTTTGTTTAATGATGAACTTGGCATTATATGTATCTCCTAGTTTTATTTATCTTAGACTTGAGGTCAAAAAATAGGGTCCAAAGACCCCATTTTTACAGGCCTGCTGCTATGTCTCCAGTGTTCTTGATACGCAGAGGAATGTAGATGAACTCCACAGCCTTGACTGGTTCAATAGCAATATCAACCCACAATTCGTTGCGGTCGATACGAGCTGGTGTGTTATTGCTCAAGTCGCAAACAACCAAGTAGTCATAGATAGCACGTTTGGCAATCAAATCAATCATCAAGCTATTGCAAGTGTTGGTGATTTCATTGCGTGTGATCTGATCGTTAGGTTCAAACAGATACAACTTACCAATTTCTTCTAGTCGTCCACGCAAGAATGCAACCAGTCGTGCAACGTTGATACGATCCAACGCTGTGGTAGTTGTGGTTGATGTCTTGTTACCAAAGTTGGTAATACCCACACCTGGAATGAATGTAATTGGGTTAACATTCAAACTGTACAGCACATCGCGCAGGCCTTGGTTCACACCAATTGGCTGGAACTCACCTGTAGCGCCGTCAATATAACCAATTTGTGTGGCATTGTCTACCACACCGCGGCGTGTACCTGCTGGTGCTAACCATGGGTAGCTTACTTCGTCACTGCGGATAATTGTTCTAACCATCATATGACTTGGTGCTGTCACAACTGTGTTGCCACTCAAGTCTGTAGTTGTACAGCTTGGATAGAATGTAGCGCAGTAGTTGCTGGTGCTGGATTGACCATCGCCAGCCACTGTGCCAACACCATTGTTGTTGGTAGCCCATGTTGTGATATCAGTACCGTTAGCCGGCAACCGCATTGGAGTATCACCAACCACAAACAATGTGTTGTTGCGCTCGTTGCTGAGTGCAATCATGTTGGGAATCAACTCTGGATAAGCAGGTGTTGCAATCAATGTGAACTGTGCAGTATCTTCTCTAGCGCCCAAGCTGGTATCAATACCTGACTTCATCGCTGCCACAACCATCTGACGTTGTGCCAGTCGGCCTGCATACATGCTGCCGTTTTGCTTGTTGCCTGACGCTGTGAGCCATGTACTGGTCACTGCTGGCAGTGTATCATCAGGGAATGTGGTAGCATTAAAGTAATTGTTTTGATAGCTCTTGACATTATATCCTGAACGGCGTGTGTTCCATAACAACATACCTTGTGGATACAGTTGAGGATTAGGTCGGTCCAAGTCAACATAGTTGCTGGTTAGCAAACTTACAATAGTTGGAATTGGATCGCTTACAGGATCTGTGGTGCCATTTGGTGCCCAACGAGCGTCAGCAAATAACACGCCATTTTGTGTAACTTGATCAGTAGTATCAATTGCTACCCATTGATCCACTCCACTTACAGATTCCCAACGATAAAACAAAGGATAGTTTTCTAGGTCACTAGTGTCAACCCACAAGTCACCATACACTAGAGGACTTGCTGACACATTGTTTTGTGTGGTAGGTGCTGTGGCAGCACAAATTGGACCGCTAGCATTAGTTTGTGTGAGATCATATCCGCGCACATCATTGACAACGTTTTGATAACCGTACCATGCACCGTTATTTTGAATCATAACATCAACTTGAGTTGGCGTCGAGTAATACCACAATCTGCCATTAGCTGGATCTTGATAAGGTGCTGTGCTG